CGATTGAGGCGTTGTTCGATTGGCTGCGGTTAGAAAGCGGACTTCCGTTTGACAAGGTGATTCTGGAGACAAGTGCTGCGGGCGTCGCGGAATGTGTCCATATCCAGATAGATCGTCTGAACGCCCCGCGTAGATTGGCGTTCACGGGGCATACCGGAGCTGGGGTGGTCTACGTGCCGGCCGAAGTGAAGTAGGCCGATGGGGCGCATTAAGCGGCCGTGTGCCGGCGGTTGCGGCGCGGTTGTCGTGAGCGGTCGGTGCGCAGCGTGCAGCGCGCGAGCCGGTAATAAGCGCGTCGAACGCGACAGGTTGAATAGCTCGCAGCGCGGTTATGGATGGAAGTGGCAGAAGACCAGCGCGGCGAGGTTAGTCAAGCATCCATGGTGCGTCGATCCCTATAGAGTGCATGTGCTGCCGGAGCCAGCAACCTTGACGGATCACATCACGCCGCATCGCGGGAATATGAAATTGTTCTGGGAGCCGACGAACTGGCAGTCGCTGTGTGATTCATGCCATAGCAGGAAGACGGCTGAGGAAGATGGCGGCTTTGGGCATCGCGGTGATGAGCGCGAGGGCTGAATGTGTGGGCATTACGGCGCAAGCAATGTGGCCGGGAGGACCTTTCGGGACTACCCTTGGGGCTTGGGCCTGACCGGGGCGGGGTCAAATGTTCAGGAAGGGCCGCTGCCTAGACCGTTATGGAGCCAAATTTTTACTTCCACAAAATAGCAAAAACGGGAAGTTTTCAGCCTAAAACCTCGATTCATCGGTTCGTTCGCTGGAATGCCTAACAATCCCTCGTAAACCCCGCTGGAGGCGTAGATTTAACACGCAGGACGCCGCGCGGACTCGCCAAGCCTTGTAGGTGCCCTGTGTCGCGACCCCGAACTCCACTTCACATCCTCGAAGCAAGCGGGGCAACGAAGAAGAACCCTCAGCGGTATCGCGAGCGCCAGGAGGAGGCCCGCAACGCCCCCAAGGCCGAGCCGGTCGGTCCGCCTCCGGACTACTGGAATGTGCCGCCTGAGTCGATGGGCGCCATGAAGCTCGCCAGGTGGAAGGCGATCTGGATCGAATTCGCGCCGCAGGTCACGATTCGCACGCCGATGCGGCGTTCTCTCCTGGAGCAGTACGTTATCGCGATGGACAGATTTCGCCGCGCGGCGATCTCCGGAGAGAAAATGGCCACGTCGGAGAAAAACAACCTCCTCGCGCTCACGGTGAAGCTTGAGCTTGACCAGAGGATTCCGGGCGTCGGTAAGGGAGTGAGGGGTTCCGATGGCGCCTGGGAAGAATATGGCTAAGCGTTCTAGCCGCGCGCAGCTCGATCGCCTGTTTTCCAACGCAGCCACTCGTTATGCCCGGCAAGTTGTTGCCGGCAAGATCATCGCTGGCAAGTGGGTCATCAAAGCCTGCCAGCGTCACCTGAATAATCTGGCTAAGTCGGCCACGCCTGGCTACGCCTACCGATTCGACGCTGCCAAGGTGGGCCGCGTTTGCCGTTTCATTGAGCAGTTGCCGTACGTCAAGGGAGAGTGGGCTCGCGCCGAGCATGGCCAGGTTCGCACCCTCAAGCTCGAACCTTGGCAGATCTTCATCGTGGCCTCGCTTTTCGGATGGGTCGATAAGGTAAGCGGATTCCGGCGATTCAGTGAAGCTTACATCAAGGTCGCTCGCAAGAACGCCAAATCCACACTGGCCGCCGCCATCGGCCTTTACATGCTTGTGGCCGACGGCGAGGTCGGTCCCGAAGTCTACTGCGGAGCAACCACCAAAAAGCAGGCGATGGAAGTCTTTCGCACTGCGCGCCGCATGGCGAAGAAGGCACCGCGGTTCAAAGAACACTTCGATCTTGAGATAAACGTCGAGTCCGTCGTCTCCCGGCGCGACGATGGAAAGTTTGAACCACTCATCGGTGATCCGGGAGACGGCGCCAACCCGTCCTGCGCCATCATGGATGAGCGCCACGAGCATCAAAACAACAACCTGCGCGATACCATGGTCACCGGCCAGGGCTCACGCCGGCAGGGCCTTTCGGTTGACATCACCACGGCGGGCACGGACTCCGGCAGCCCGTGCTACATGGAGGAAAAGGACTGCGAGAAGATCCTCGACGGCATCGATGAGAACGAATCCTTCTTTTGCATCATGTATGCCGCCGACGAAGAGGACGATTGGAAGTCGGTCATAGCGCAAAAGAAGGCGAACCCGAACTTCGGCGTTTCGGTCTTTCCTGACTTTCTCGCCAAGCAGTTGCGCAGCGCGCTTCTCTCGCCGCAAAAGCAGTTCATCTACAAAACCAAGCATCTTGATCTCTGGGGCAACTCGGCCAGCGCCTACTTCAACATGGAGGCCTGGGCCAAGTGCAAGGATGCAAGTCTCTCCCTCGACGAATTCAAGGGCGAATCGTGCTGGATGGGCAATGACCTTGCCGCGCAGGTCGATCTGGCGTCGCGCAGTAAGATTTTTCAGAAGATGCTGAAAAACGAACAAGGCATCTTGGTTCGTCACTATTACATCTTCGGTCATCACTACGCGCCGCTCGACACCATCATGGACGGCGATCACCCGAATTACGAGCGCTGGTACCTCGAAGGATGGCTGCACGCTGTGCCGGGTCCGGAGATCCAGCTCTCTCTAATTCAGGAAGACATCGAGCGCGAAATCAAGGAGTACGACTTCCAGCGCATCGCCTTCGATCCCTGGTCTGCTCTGCAAATGCAGCAGCAGCTTGCCGAGCTGCTCGGCGATCGCGGCAAGGGTGATGATGATGTCGTCCTCACGGTTCCGCAGACGGTGCAATATCTTTCGCCGGCGATGAAGGAACTGGACGCGGCCATGCGCGCCGGCCGCGTGCATCATAACGGCGATCCGCTGCTCACCTGGTCTATGGCTTGCGTCTTGGCCTCTCCCGACCGCAACGACAACGTCTTTCCGCGCAAGTTGGAAAACGGGAAAGACAAAATCGACCCTGCGACCGCCCTGATCACCGGACTGAACTCGGCCATGACCGGCGTCATCCGCCGCCGTTTCACTCGCCCGACTGTCGGGTACCTGTAAAGGAACACATGCCTGCTAAAGATTTCACTCCGGAGCGTCAATCGGTTCCCGTCGTTAGCATCGTTGCCGGGCTTGCCGTTCTGTTCGGCATCGGCGCCTTCTCCTACGGCTTCTGGCTCGCGTGGCATCCCCTCGGCTTCATTGTGGGTGGCCTCTCGGCTTCGGCAGTGGGCGTTCTCCTGGGGCGCAAAGCCGGGCGCCCAGGTCATCGCTCGGTTAGGGGGCAAGCGTGAATCCTGTCAGCTCCATCGTGCGCGGAGTCGGTTCACTGCTTGCCGACGTAGGCGGCATCGGCGGTTCTCCAGCTCCCTGGGACGACTATTGGTATTCGCCCGTGGGCTCACCATCCGTCGCCGGAATGCGCGTCACGGCCGACACCGTCAAACGGCTCTCCACTGTCATGGCCTGCGTAGCCGCCAAGGGCCGCGCGCTCGGCGTGCTTCCGTGTCTCATCTATGTCGACCTCCCTGGCGGCGGTAAGAAAGTGGTCCGCAAGCATCCGAACTTCAAGCTCCTGCACACGCGCCCCAACAGTATGCAGACGGCTTATGAGTATTACCAGATGCTGCAAGGCCACATCGAGCTGCGCGGCAACGCCTACTCGGAGATCCTGACCAGTAAGAGGGGCGTCATCGGCGAGCTGATCCCCATGCACCCCGACAACGTGCATGTTGAGATGCTGCCGAACGGACGCCTGCGCTATCAGTACAACGATCCGCTCACTCGCTCGACGCGCGTGCTCTTGCAGGACGAAGTCTTTCATGTGCGCGACTGGGCCGATACGCAGCAAGTCGGCCAGTCCCGCATCGCCATGGGCATGGATGTCTATGGCGTCGCCCTGGCTCAGCAGGACTATCGTGGAAAGTTCCTCAAGAACGATGCCAGCGCCGGCGTCATCATCACCGGCACCAACTTCGAGACCAAGCAGGATGAGGAGCTTTACCTCAAAGCCTTCGAAGAAGGAAGCACCGGGGAGAAGCGTCATCGCGCTAAGCTGCTGCCGCCTGGCGTCGACATCAAGTCGCTCGGCGTCAAGCCCATCGAGATGCAGCTCCTCGAATCCGCCAAGGCCTCGGCGGTCGAGATCTGCACCATGCACAACATCCTGCCCCATCTCATCGGGGTGGATACCGGCAAATCGGCAACCTACGCATCAGTCGAGCAATTTAATTTGATGCACGCGCAGCAATGCGTTCTCCCCATGGCCGTCATGTGGGAGATGGCCATGCAGCGCGATCTCTTCAGCGACGATGACCCGGCCTATGCTAAGTTCTCCCTCGCTTCCCTGCTGCGCGGCGACTATGCAACCCGCACCCAGGGCTACGCGGTGGGCATCGAGCACGGATGGCTCTCCGATGACGATGTGCGCGAGCTTGAAGACTTGAATCCCATCGCCGGCGGCATCGGTAAGCAGTACTTCCGGCCCATGAACTGGACCACGCTCGATGCCCCTGTCACTCCGGCGCCGGCCGCGCCTTCGATCCCCGATCCAGACGCCGATCAGGAGCAGGAAGAGCAGGACGATCAGGATTCGCCGGAGAATTCCGATCCCGATCCTACACAGCAGGCGCTCGTGACTCAACTCCAGCTCTTCGCGCAGGACTCGGCCGCACGCTGCGTTCGCCGCGAAGTCAACGGCGCGCGCAAGCTCATCGAGCGCGAAGCGGAGATGCAGGAGATCGGCGCATTCTACGGCGACCTGGTCCGCTTCATCTTCGGCGTGTTCCATCTCAATGCGCTGCAGCAGGTCAAAGTGAAACAGGCCTGCGATGTTCGTCTCTATGAACTTGCCCGGCTCATTGCGGAAGAGGGCAACGCCGCCGCGGTCGCATACATCGAGCACGTTGCTCAAACCGAACCGGCAAAGCTGGCGGCCCTGGCCGTCGAAGGAGTTCTTTGATGAGGTACAGTGCCATCGTTCGCGCCGTCTATTCCAGCGTCTGGGCCATTCTGCCGGAGAAGCTCGAAGCGATTGCCGCTTTCCTTCAGATGAAGATCGAGGGCCATTCCGCCGCGCCTGAAGTCATAGCCGCGATTCGCGCTGAGAATGCCATTGCCGCGGCCCGCGTCAAATCGCTCTCTACCGGCAAGCCTGGCTCCATCGCCGTGTTGCCGCTCTACGGCATCATCAACCAGCGCGTCTCCGGCGACGTGTCCGGGCCTAGCGGAACATCGGTGCAGGAGTTCACGCAGCAGTTCCGCCAGGCCGTCAACGATCCCAACGTTACCGCCATCATCATCGATGTAGACTCGCCCGGTGGCACAGTCTCGGGCGTTGACGAGCTGGCCGCGGAGATCTTCGCGGCGCGCAAGCAAAAGAAGATTACGGCGGTCTCGAACTGCCTCTGCGCTTCCGCCGCCTACTATCTCGCTTCGCAGGCCTCCGAGATGTGTGTCAGTCCCAGCTCGCTCACCGGCTCCATCGGCGTCTATCAGCTCCACGAAGACGACTCGGCCGCGCTCGATAATATGGGCGTCAAGTTCACCTTCATCTCCGCCGGCAAGTACAAGACGGAAGGCAATAGCTTTCAGCCGCTCGACGATGAGGCCCGCACCGCTATGCAGGGTGTCGTGGATGACTTCTACGGCATGTTTACCAAGGCCGTCGCGCGTGGCCGCGGCGTGGCCGTCAAGGCTGTCGTCAATGGCTTCGGCCAGGGCCGTTGCCTCACAGCGCAGGATGCGGTCAAGCAGGGCCTCGCCGATCGCATCGCGACTTTTGATGAAGTGCTCGGCAAATACGGCGTCAAGCAGTCGTCTGGTGCCTCAGCTCGCGCGGGCATCGAACTTACTCCCGCGCAGGCGGCTGCCAATCCCGGGTTCATGGCCACGGTTGCGCCGGGAGTAATCAAGATAACCGGACAAGAGCCCGTCACCGATCAGGATGACGAGATGAGCGCCAGCAGATGCTCATGCACCTGCGATGCCTGCCAGAACGATGCGTGCGATGCTTGCACGCATGAGGGCTGCGATATGGAGGCTGAGGGCTGCGAAGGTTGCGGAATGTCCTCTGCTGCCAAGCCTGATCCGGACTTGAGTAAAGCCGAGGCTGAGGCCCGCGCCCGTCGCCTGCAGCTCGCAAAAATTTAGGAGTGTAAGCTCAGCGGTCAAACTGTCAGTCTCCAAAACTGAACTCCCCGGTTCGAATCCGGGCGCTCCTGCCAATTTCACTTTCACAAGGCTCCGCCGATGCGGGGCTTTTTCTTTGGAGCCAAGGCTCCTCAACTGCGCTCATCTCCGCCCGATGGCGGTTCGCTGCGCTCAACCGCTCACAACTGTTTTTCCAGGAGAAACACTCGTGAAGAAGAAACTTCGTGAACTGCGCGCAGCGCTGGCCGCTGCCGTTGACGCCGCCAATGCAATCGACGCCTTGGTGCCCGCGGGTTCGCTGATGACTGCCGAGCAGCGCACCCAGTTCGATACCCACATGGCTACCGTGGCCACCCTGAAGGGCGACATCGCCCGCCAGGAGCAGCTCGAAGAAGCAGAGCGCATGGTTGCCAGCGGCATCGAAGTCTCCAAGCCTGAAGGCGCAAAGAAGCCCTGGGGCACCCTCGGCGAGCAACTCGCCGCCATCGCCTCCGGAACCAAGCTCATCGCGCAGGGCTATACCAGCCGCGCCGATCCGCGGCTCTTCGCCGCCCTGGGCGCCAATGAAACCATTCCTTCCGAGGGCGGCTTCCTGATCGCGCCCGAGTTTGCGGATGGCATCTTGCAGAAAACCTACGATGTGGGCGAGATCGCCAGCCGCTGCCGCAAGCTGCCGTTCTCCTCTTCGCGCCTGGTCATGAATGCGATCGACGAAACCAGCCGCGCCACCGGCAAGCGCTGGGGCGGCATTGTCTCCTACTGGGAGGCTGAAGGCGCGCCGTATCAGGGCACCAAGCCGAAGTTCACCCAGGTCCAATTCCAGGCGAACAAACTCATCGGTCTCGGCTACCTGACCGAGGAGCAGCTCGAAGACGGCCCCGCGCTCGAAGGCTACATGAAGATGGCCTTCCCCGAGGAGTTCGGCTTCCAGATCGACCTCAGTATCTTCTCCGGCCCCGGCGCCGGCATTCCGCTCGGATTCCAGAACGCGCCTTGCACCATCGTCCAGGCAAAGGACTCCGGCCAGGCCACCGGCACGGTCTCCGCGTCGAACGTCCTTAACATGAAGTCGCGCATGTGGGCGCCGAGCTTCAAAAATGCCGTCTGGCTGGCTGAGCAGTCCGTCGAGCCGCAGCTCCTGCCCTTGCTCATCGCCGGCACCGCGGCTACCACTGCGGCGCTCATGTACACGCCTCCGGGCATGTACGGCAATAACACGCCCTATGGCCTGCTGCTGGGCCGTCCGGTGATCTTCGTCGAGCAGGCCTCGCAGCTCTCCACCCAGGGCGATCTCAACCTGGTCGATCTGACGCAGTACCTGCTCCCGACGCGGACCGACATCCGCAGCGACACGTCGATCCACGTGGCCTTCCTGACCGGCGAAGTCGCCTTCCGCTTCATGCTTCGCCTCGATGGCGCGCCCTGGTGGAAAGCTCCGCTGACTCCGTTCAGCGGCGCGGCCACCCGTTCGCCGTTCGTCACGCTCGCCACCCGGTAAACGGTTCGGTTGACGGCGGCCCGCGATCGCAGGCCGCCTCCGGCTGATCTCTGGCAACTGATCTCTGACAACTGAATTCCGGAGGAATTCTTATGAACAAGGGCGTTTTTGTTGCACAGGATTGCCATGTTTGCCCGGTGATCCCTCCTGTAAGCGCAGGCGCGGCTCAGGCCGGCAAGCGCTTCAATATGGCGCAGTGGGCGCACGCTTCCGTGCTGCTCGGCCTCGGCGCTGCCGGCGGCCCCATTGGCGCCATCACAATCAATGCGTATCTCGCGGAGACGGGCGGTACGGGCGTCGCGATTCCCTATCGCCTCTTCAAGCAGGAGGCGGCGGCCGCGCCTTTCGACGTGTTGTCGCTCAACTCTGTCACCAATGACGGCAACTTCCCCCAGACCGCATCGGGCTACACGCCTGCATCGGACCTGGCGAATGCCTTCTATCTCATTGAGATCGACGCAGCGGATTTGATTGCGGCGAACAACGGCTACTACGTCGAAGTGGACATCGCCGTCGGCTCGCTGGGCACCACGCCCCAGTTGCTGGCGGCCTACGCCATTCTCTCGGGCGGCCGTTTCACGGGCGACGTTTCGGCGACCGCGCAGGTCTAGGCGAGTTGTCAGTGGTCAGTTGTCAGTGGTTAGTTTCAAGGCCACTGGCAACTGGCTCTGCGGTTTTTACTCACTACTGTTCACTGTCAACTGACAACTGTTTTCCGGAGGAATCCGGGGTCCCCAGCGACAGGTCTTCGTCGCTGGGGTGAAAGGTAAACTCGTGGCCAATCAAGCTCTCACGGGCATCCTGGGGATTGCGATCCCCGGTGATGACTCCCACAATTCGCCTTATGGCGTCGCAGATCAGGTTCTGGCGCAGGCCATCAATCTGCTCGAAGCCGCCATCGTTGCCGCCATCCAAACGCAGGCGTATGTGTTCGCCGTCGATACCGGCGTTGCAAATGCGTATGTCGCGGCATTCAGCCCAACGCCTCCCACGCAGGTTGGCACCCGTGTGTACATCAAGTGCATCCACGCCAACACTGCGGCCTCAACGCTTGCCATCACCGGCTTTCTTGCCGGCGCGGCCAAGCCAATCACCAAGAACGGCACCACGGCCTTGGCTGGCGCCGAAATCTCTGCCAACCAGATCGTCCAGCTCGTGTGGGACGGCACTGAGTGGCAGATGATCTCGCAGTAACTCAGGGAATGCAGTGATCAACCCGCGGGGCGACCTCGGTCGCCCCGCTTCTCTTGAGGTACCCCGTGCTCGTAAAAATCGCATTCGGTCTGCGCAAAGATCAGGTCCAGGACATTCCGCCGGCCACGGCAAAGCTCATGCTCGACGACGGCCGCGCCACGCTGGCCTTCCCTGACCAGTTCCCTGTGTCGTCTGCTCCTGTGCTGGTGCTCGCGCCGCGCGGAGACGACGGCCCGGTAAAGACTTCGAAGAAAGGTCGCCATGCACACGATTAATCTTATCGCTGGGCCGGTGGCCGAGCCGATCACGCTCAACGATGCCAAGCTGCAGCTCGGCTTTGGCCCCATGCAGGATTCGGATCGCGCCGCCGCGCAGATCCTCAATGAAAAGCTGCGCGGGTTCATCGTTGCCGCGCGGATGCACTGCGAAAGCTGGTGCCGGCGCGTCTTCCTTACCCAGACCTGGCAGCTCCTGCTCGATAGCTTTCCGTCCGTTGCTCTGCGTTACGACCGCAACGGCTATCCGGAGCTGTGGCTTCCAAAGCCGCCCTTTCAGTCGGTTGTGTCTTTCACTTACGTCGACACGTCCGGAACTACTCAGACGCTTACCCAGGACGCAAGCTACGGAGTCAACCTCGCCGCGCCGTTCTACGGCTATCAGCTCTCGCGTGGCAGCGGAATGCAGCCGGCGCGTCTGTTGCCGCCTTGGGCGCGTCCGTGGGCTCCGCAGCGCATGGTTCCCGATAACACCGTGGTTCGCTTCCGCTGTGGCTACGGTGGCCCCATCACCTGCAGCATGACGGCCGGCTCCTCAGTGCTCACGGTCACCGGCGGTTATCCGCTCGCCTTCGACCCCGACGACGCTCCGCTTCTTCCCGAGGAGATGGGCCTTCCGATCTTCGTTTCCGGGGCTGGAGCCGCGTCGTCGGCCGTCATCAGCCCCTTCAATAATCAGCCGGTCATTGGCGCGCTCTCGACGAACATCGCCAGCGTCAACCCGGTCACGGGCCAGGCCACGCTTGCCGCCCCGGCCATCGCCACCGTCGCCAATGTGCCGGGCTGGGCCGGCCGCCCCGTGCCCGAGCCTATCCGGGCGGCGATCCGCCTGCTGGTCGAGTACTTCTACGAGAACGGCGCTGCCTCCGACTCTGAAATGCCGCGTATCGTCGAGCGCCTTCTGCGCCCGTACAGAAACGACGTGGTGTGACATGGCTTGCCAGATTTGCATCGCGCAGCGCATTGCGCTTGGCTGGGTCTTCAAGCTGGTGCACTTTCAGCAGTTCACCTTTCCACTGGGGTCCCCGGCGACAGGTCTTCGTCGCTGGGGCGTAGATGGCGCAAAGATGACGCAGTTCGAGTTGCTGCACGAGATCGCGCGGCTGAACGCGCGTCACGCGCTGAACTAAGGAGCACTGATGGCTGTACAAGATCTGACAACTCTCGCAACGCTCAAGCAGTGGCTGCCCATCAGCTCGACCAATAATAACGATGACACCACGCTCTCGCGCCTGCTCACCGCCGTGAGTATGGACTTCGCCCGCGCTACCCGCCGGCCGGATCTGCTCCTCGCCAGCTACACCGAAGTGCATCAGGGCGACGGGGCTTCAAGGCTGATCGCGTTCCATTGGCCCATCGCGGTCATCACGTCTCTCACCGTCGGGGGCCTCGCCATCACCGCCAGCGCCGACAAGATCGCGAACGGCTATTACTTCGACCAGGACATCGACCCTGAGCGCATCTGGAATGTCTACCTGAACGGCTACGCCTTCACCGATGCCGCGCCCATCGTCCTCACTTATTCCGCAGGTTACGTCCAGCCGGGCGAGACGGTCGCGACCGGCCAGTCCGCACTGCCCGGAGACATTGAGCAGGCTGTGTGCGACTGGTGCGCTTATCGCTACAAAGAACGGCCCAATGTGGGCGTAACCCAGCGCAAATCATCCCAGGGCGAGCAGGCGCAGACGGAGTTGCTTGATGCGCCGCCCAACGTGCTCCAGGTCATAGAGCGGTACAAGCGCGAGCTGCCGTCGCTCGATCGCCGCGCGGAAGAGCGTGCCGAGCGCATGGCGCGGCCTACCTTCCGCTCGCAGGGCAAGAAGAAGTAAACAGAGTTTTGGGGAAGGGGATGCAGCAGTCTCGCATCCCCTCTTTTTTGGAGGAGAAATCGTGAAGCGCACTTTGATTCGCATCGCCCTGGTCGCGTTCGGAATGTTCTGTCTCTACGCATTGCTTCCCGCGCAGACTGTCACCGTCACCGCCTCGAACCTCCAGGATGGAGCCTCGCCTGCCAACGGAACCATCTACTGGAAGCCTGCCGTGCAGGGCGGCGTCTCCGCCTCCTATCGAAAGCCCGGCGGCGGCATCGCCACGGTCACTCCGGTGAGCGCCGCGGTGTCGAACGGGGCCTTCTCTCTTACCCTGCCGGATACGACGCTCACCACGCCGCAGAACATCTGCTTTTCGGTCTCACTGAATACCTCGAATGGTTCTGTCCTCGGCGCTGGTTATTCCTGTGTGCAGCCGCATGGAACCGCCGTCGGCTCGAATGACTGGTGCCAGGCCGGCGTCTGCAACTTCGATAACTACACGCCATCTCTGCCGGTGCAGCCCATCTTCTACGGCTCGCCCGACATGATGACCATGTGGAATACGCTGGTGAGCGCGAACATCGCCGCCGGCAACACGCTCACGCCGGTTACGCTCACCGATGCATCCACGGTGACCTTCAACGCGACCAATGCCACACTGAACGCCGCGACGTTGCCGCTCTATAACTCCACCGCCACGCCGCCAACCTCAGACGGCATCACGGCGCGCACCATCAACATGACCGGCCTGGTTACGGGCGCGCGGTTTCTCATCGTCATCAACCCTATGGGCGCGGCTGCGGGAACGCAGACCCAAACGGTCAACTTCGGCTCGGGCTGCGTCTGGCAGTTCGCGCCTGGCGTGAATGTTTCCGGGAACGTCCTGTCGATTCCCCCCTGGGCCAACTGGAGCTATCTTGCTGCCTTTGTTTACGACGGGACCAACTGCATCGGGACGGTGGTCGACTGATGAGTGCGCTCGACCGCTTGATTGTCGAACATCAGGTGAGATTGAAAGTCTGCGAGCTGTGCGGCCGGCTTTTCTGTCAGAACGCATCTGGCTGTCAGTACTGTGCTGCGTGTGAAGCCGAGCTGCGCGAATTCCCGCCGGTCGGCAGCCGCAAGCTGCGCGGGCGCAAGGTCGATCCGAAGAGCGCGCGGCAGAGAAACTCTGTGCCCGTCAGATTCCTCGTAAAACCGCTGGCTGGAGTGCCCGATGAAGAAACATGAGACTTACGTTCGCTGGGATGAGCGGCACGGCAAGCCGGCGAAGCACGAGCCGCCCGTCGTCGAGATTGCGGAAGACGATCTGAGTATTGAGCTGATCGCGCTTCGGCCCTACACGCATTCGCTCCTGCGCCGTTACGTCTATGCTCGCTACCAGGCCGCGCGCGTCTTCTCGTGCCTTGGCCGGCGGCTCGGTGGCCGCGCGTCCAGCCGGCCGATCCGCACCTTTGAGGATGCGCTGGTCTTCGTGATCGATATGGATCGCTGTCTCGCGGAGCTGCCTTCGCTTGATCGTGAGATCCTGCGCCGGACGCTGATGCAGAACTACACGCAGGACGAAACGGCGGCGCTGCTGGGTATGTCGTCCCGCACAGTCTCTTACAAGTTCTCGCTGGCGCTGGACCGGCTTACGCAACGCTGTATCGAGTCCCAGCTCCTGATTGTGCCTGACTCTCTGAAGGTGGCCTGAATGCTTCAAGTCATCATCGAACAGCGCAACGTCGATTCGGTTGTC